TCGGCATGCTGCATGGCCATGGCATGATTGAATGCCTGCTCGTTTAATGTTGTGACAAGGTTGGCCGCCTGCTTGGCGAACCCTTGGTTTGTCAGAGCCTCGGCCACACCTTGGCGTGATCCACCAAAGGCACGGGCAGCAGTTGCACGTTCACCAGTCTGGGCAATGGCAGCGCGTCTTGCAGACTCCAAATCGCCCAATGCGTTCTCACGCACCATGCTTGTGTATGGATTCATGTAAGAGCCAATTGAGCCTGGTCCTTGACCCATGCTCAAGTTGGTCTGCTGCGCTGAAATTTGCGCAGGCTGATAAACACCGCCATAAGCCGCCATTTGTGCGGCCAAGTCTGTGCCAGATATACCTGGGCCAGCGAGGCCGGTGTTGACCAGAGCTTCCTCGCCTGCCTGGTACATCGGGTTATAGCCAGCAAACTGCTGAACCGGCAATGCACCAGCGACCCCTTGGGCCTGCTGAAAGTTGGCCAAGAATGCTTCTTTGATCTGAGGATCAATCGAGCTTGTCGATGTAGTTGTTCCACCTTTTGACATATTGCCACCTTATCCGAGTAAAGACTTCATTTTCTTGGCAGGCACTTTGCCTTCATTGATCATGTCCAAGAGTCCACGGCCATACTTGTTGACTGAAGACTTCTTGATGACGTACTCACCGCGCATCATGTTGACTTGACCCTCATCTGGTCCAGCAGGGTCAGGGCCAGAAACATTGGTGATCAGACCGCCATAGAATTTATTATGAGAGACAAGACCTTCAGAGATGTAGGTGTGTGCATCTGTAACCACCATCTCAATGACTGGTCCAGTTCCAACATCAGTGATGCTGACCAGCTTCTTTGTCACATCTTCAAAACCGCGAATTGATGTGCCAATTTCAATATCGCTTATTTTTTCCCACTTGTTGTCAGCAGTTAAAAATTTGTGAGTGATAGAGACAATGATTTTCTGGCCATCATCAAATAATGCTTCAACTTTGGGGCGCTGAAGAACATTGACATACTCGACTGGGAAGTCGCCATAAACAAAGGTCTCATCATGTAGCGTGTGCAACATATCACCGACCTTGAGGTCGCCAGCGCGTACAGTGCTGCGATCAGCCAGCAAGATATGCACATCTGGGTCTACGCAGTCGCCACTAGCAGCACCGCTATCATTGCCACCACCATCACCGCCACTATCCCCACCATCATCGCCATCACCAGTGCCACCAGCATCAATTTGTCCAGTCGTATTTCCAGCAGCCGCAGCCGCAGCTCTTGCCGCATTAGCCGCTGCGATCTGGTCATACAGACCAGGGTTATAGCCGCCCATTGGCAAGTTGCCGACAACATTTTGATAAGGATTGCCGACTGGTCTCATTTGGCCCATGATCTGGGCATAGGGTGAGCCAGTGCCACCCACTGCAAATGGGTTGTACTGAGAGCCAATTGGAATGGATTGATAGTTGTTGAAGTTCTGGGCAAAGCCTTGTGTCGCACCAGCAAATGGTGTGGTCGCTCTGAAACGATTCTCAATGTCTGTGCCAGGCATTCCAGTGATCTGACCCACTTGGCCCGTTGTGATGCCAAGACGATTCATCTCAGCAGCAATTTGGGTGTCAGTCAAATTGGGCGTTGTCTTGAGCCAGTTGGCAAATAAGTCGTAATTGTTTGTCGCTGTTGTATTTGTTGTGTTTGTAGTTGTATTAACTTTAGTGTTATCAACCACAGTCTTTGGCAAATATGGGGAAAGCCTTGACTGCACTTGGCCCACTGGCACACCCGTCATGCTTGAAATCTGCTGGGCATTAAGGCCCAGACGAATTACTTCAGCAGCAATCTGGGCATCAGTCAGGTTGGGCGTTTGCAGATAGTCATAAAGACCAGTCTCGGCTTGCGTTGCAAAGGTTGGCTTTGTGCTTGTGGCTGTTGTCACTGGCGTTGCAGCCGTAATGCGCTGCTGCACAGTGTCCACTGGCACACCCGTCAAGGCAGAAACCTCTTGTGCTGAAATTCCAATGCGGTTTATTTCATTGGCAATTGCCGCATCTGACAAGCCTGGTGTCTGCAAATATGCAAGCAATTGTTCGGTCTTTGTAGCCATATTTATCCCCTAAAGTTCCTTTGCAAGTACAGCCCATTTGGGTTTGTACCCTTCGTCTTTCAAAAATGTCTCTGACCAGCCTCTTCGGCCTGCCAGAGTCACCCTGGTGCAGCCAACAGACTTGCCCCAGGATTCGATCAATGGTCGCATCCGTGAGAGTTCATCTAGGTCGCCACCAGCCAGAAAATAATGCAAATTCTTTAGCTGCGGGTAGACAATGATCTCTGTCAATACCACCGAGTCCTTGGCTGGCCACAGCTGCAATCTGTGATCCTCGACCATCTCAGCGACATCGTCAAAATTATGTGTGCCTCCACTGTATTCTAAGGCAGCCTCCACATGATGGCGTAGCCTCTCCAAATGTTCTTGGTCGCTCATCGCTTACCAGCTGGCACAGCATCAAGCCTCATCACCCCGACACGCCAGTCAGCCAAAGTGTTGCCAGTGACCCTCATATTGACTTGGCGCCCAGAAAACCTCACTGAAGTTGGGTTGGCTGCCGTGTATGGTCCAAATGACGATTGAGTGCCAGTCGGGTAATTGCGGGTTTTAAATGAAACCACGGCCTCACCTAAAGTCTGCTCATCGGGAATGACCTGACGCACCGACATGATGTTGTCGCCATTGCCCAATTGGACTGGTCCACTTTCAGCATATAGGCTGGCGCTGTCATAGTTAAAACCGACCTCATGCTCATAGATGTAGCCATCGGTTGAAACCATCAGAGGATAGGTAAACACACCGGCATCGACCCCAGCAGTTCTGGCTAATGTGCCAATGTTCCAGTGGTTTTCGCGGTAGTTGAAAGTGACATAGCTGTCATTCTCATTACTCGATGCGCTTGGGTAATACCACCAAATCTCGCCAAATTTGCTGACATGGACCGCATAGATTTTGCTGGCCTGCGCATAGTTGATGTTGTCAAAGATGTAATCTGACACATCACTTGGCAGTGGCTTGACATAGCCGTCATATATCCAAAAGCCTGCGCGTGACATCCAAATGGCTGCCGTATCAATGGCCGCCACCGCTTGGGCTGAAATGAGACCGCAGCCACTTCCAGCCTTCTCAAAGCCATAGACAAATGGGGCGCCAACATACTGGGCCGTGTGGACATCCACATCTGTAAACAGTAGATTGACACCCTTGACCCGCTTGCCAGCGATCAATGTGCCAGGGCTGGCTAAGTCATAGTCGCCTGCAAGGTTGTCGCCTGCTGGTGTCCAAAGGGTATTGTTTTCCTGATCGCACCATTGCACTTTGCGTGGGTTTCCACCAGCGCCAAGGGCAAAGATAATGCGCTCTTGGGTGACTAAAACCGCCTTGTTGTTAACTGGTGCATTGGTAATGGCTGCGGCCAATGTGGGCGTTGAAAAACCCAATTGCCACTCATAAATCTTGCCATCTGTACTGGAGCAAGCAATTAAATACTCGCCCCAAGTATCGAGTGACCATGTGGTGGCTGCAATGGGTGTGCCGGTGTCTGGCCGTGCCACACCATAGGCAAACGTGCCATAGGTGCTGTATCCATAGCCTGTCAGGGTTGTGGAGCTTGCGTAGCCACTGGTGAAGCCCGTTGGCGTAATGTCTTTGAGTGTTCCAGCCTCATTCATGGCATAGAGCTTGGAATGTGTTCCAGCGCCAATGTATCGGTTGCCACTGTTATCGCGCCAAGTGATGATGCCTCGGCATGAGCCTGTCATCTGTGAGCTTGACCTGGTGCGCCACCCATTGATGGGGCGCAGTGTCCCTTCATACCAGCGCACTAGGTTTGCGTCATACCAGCGGCCTGCTGCCTGGTATTCAGTACCATTTCGGAAAACACCTGGGGGTAGCTTTAAAGGTATGTACATGGCAGTATTTAGGTAATGTTTGAGACAAAGCTCATTGTGACAATGGCTGATGGGATTGCTGGTCTTGTTGGGCTTGTTCCAGCAGCATATTGCTCAATGGACACACCCGTGTCGGTTGGCCTCCACATTATCTCAACATAGTTGGTCGCATTTAAGCTGACAAAGTAGTTCATGGCAGCAATGATATGGAATGGGTCGCCAACACCCTTTCTGGGTGCAAAGCCAAATCTGCTGTTTGAGTTGGCCACATTTGTGCCATTGACCCGAAACCAGACATCCACATCCTGAGAAGAGTTTGTCGTGTTTGTAAACTGAATTGAAAACTGCAAGTTCCAGATTCCGGCATCGGCCACAGTAATCCGAGACCCACTGGCCAATGTCACACCATTGGAAAAGTCTGTCGTGTTAAATGTAACCGCATAGGCCGTTGTGGTGTTGGCAGCCACTTGATCGGTTGAGTCTTGAAATGCCCCATAAGACCCATTCATAAACCGACCGCCTCTTGGTCCAAACAGAGACCCCAGCACAAATGACAGTTTCTTGAAGTAAACAGTCAATGCACCATTGTTTTCGTTGAAATGCCTGCGCTCATAGGTCTCGGTCGGATAACCGAGTCCTGGTGGAGCTGGATTCTCAAGTTGTTGTGTTTGGCTGGACATGGTCTAATTTTGCCCTAAACAGACCCCAATAGATAAGACTTTTCATTGACACAAAATCGGACTACGATAATTTTGCAGCAATCGGCTGCTTTAACTGGGGAATGTCATGAAATTTGAAATGGACTTGGGTTTTATTGAAAATGAGAAAATTACAATTGAAACGTGGGATTTTGAAAAAATTGAGATCATCAAAGATTTCATTGCTTTTCAAGAAGAACACGGCTGGGCAGTTGAATATGAAGCAGTTGACCTTGATGATGAAGACTTTGAAGAAGATACAGAAGAAGAAGAAATCCAACCTTTTGCTTTAGATTCTAAAGAAGAACTGTAGCCTATAAGCTACTTTGCTAGTAGATAAAGCCCCACATTGCTAAAGGCGTACCCTGCGTACACGATAGCCATGT